TATGCAAGCAAGGCTTTGGAATACTAATCTATATGAGTGCCTCGATGAAGCTTACGAGGTTATCAGTAAACGAACTGGACGAATGGTTGATGGCATATTCGTTAAGGATAAATAAATGAATTTTAGTATTGGTACTTATATTATAAGCATAGATTTCCGTATGGGTGTAGGTCTTGACCTTGAGTTTGTAGACTCACGGCCCGTATGGACAATGAACAATAACACAGGGAACGTTAAGGCTATGTGCATGGAGGGTATGATTATCCTTGTGCCATTCGTTCTTATTTCAATTGGTAAAGTATACGACGAGGTAGGGTAATGAGTAATAAATCATATAATATTATGAGACATGAGGGGATTGATGATATGGATTACGTGGAGGAGTTGGGCTTAGACCCTGCTCTTGCATACACCCCAGAGATCAATGAGGCTATCATCAAGAACATCGAAGCTAATAACTTCGTAGAGTTCATGGCTCAAGGTATGTCTGAAGCACAAGCAACACAACAGTCTGAAGAGCTAGCCAAACGTGGCAGAGCTAACGTAGCTAAAGGTACTGAGGTACTTGAAGGCAAAGGTTACTAAAAAAAAGAACCCCAATTAAGGGGTTCAATGGTACTACTGAGGGGCCCTTACGGGTCCCTCTTTTTTATTGTTATTGTTGTATTGGGGGTAAGAAGTCTAGCATGTCTACGTTAGCAGCATCATCCATCTGATACTGTAGTATCCTACTGTTAGTCCGTTTAACTTCAGCTTCAATACCCTTACGTCTACGGTTAGAATCTACAACAGCCTTGCTAATCTGACCTTGAATGTTATTGTAAAGCTCATCTTGTATAAACTGTTGAGCATCAAACAAAGTCTTGTACGTCCTGTACTGATTCAACTCTACACCGTCACGGCTAGGCTTACTCTGAAGGTCTTTAATGAACGACTCAGCTGCAGCCTTGCTTTTGTGTTCACCACTAAAGTTCTTACGTAAGGTGTCAACAACAAGGTCAGCAATGTCACCGTAGTCTTGCTCATCAATCATAGAGCTGCCAAACTTAGCAGACATATCACTGAAGTGCTTATACCCATCCTTGAGGTTCTCCTTTAGGCTAAGCTCTAGCCCTTCAAGCATCTTAGTATTTGTAACATTCTTGTAGAAGATCTGATTAATCTTACGCTCAACTGCTTCAAAAGAACCAAGGTCTGTTATGACAGCATCGAAGATCGGTAGGATATAAGGGTCACCACCTACTTCTCTACGTAGGGCATTCATACTTTGATCAGAGAATAACTCAGCCATAGTAGTCCCGTCCATGCTTTGAGCAAGGCTTGGTAGTATCTGTCCAGCTGCAACAGCTCCCATTCTACCACCCCTTTCAGCAGTAACATCAAATACCTTTTGCTTTTCCTTAACACTTACCTGTGTTTTAAGTGTACCTCTCTTGGCTTCTAAGGCAGCAACTCTATCCATGTTACCTGATTGCTTAGCCTTTTCTATAAGAACGTTAAGGTCTTTATCTTTAAACTCTCGACCACCTTTCTTTGTTCTAGCCTTAGCGGTTGTAGCTTTAGACTGCTTACCTGTGTACTGGTAGGTAGTGCCACCGAATGTAACAGTGCCACCCAAAGGGTTAGTTGTTTCTAAAGCAAGGCCATACAGTGCAGAAGCACCTACCATTCGTTTAGCTAGAGTAGAGAAGTTTACAAGATCAGAGCCAAGGGTTTCCCGAAGGGCTGCTTCACGTACATCATTCAATAATACAGCTGCTTTAGTTACACCACCGAATCGAACAGAGGCTGCCCTTAGTTCACTGTCAGATACAATAGTATCATAGACAGACTCAACTAAGTTATGCATCTCCTGACCGTACGGGAAGGTCATCAAAGGGCCTTTAAGGAATGTCTTCTCGTTGTCTTTTGCAAGAGCAAGAGTAATCAGTTCCATTACCATAGGTATCTCATCTTCAGTATACCCGTGTTCTTTCATAAAGGTTTTGTCAGATAACGTAAGACCTGTGTAGTTACCTTCAAGCAAAGAAACCATACGTTCTCTTAGTGCATCACGTAACTTACCACCAAACGCAGTACGGTTAGGTACATCATCGTAGATACCAAGAACTCTTTCTTCACCTTCAGCTCGAAGTACACCACCACGGTACATAGCTCCAACGTTACCAAGCATAGCCTGCATAGTAATCAAACCATTAGAGTTACCGTCCACCTCAATCGCATTGACTGAACTGTGGAAAGACTTACCACTACGGACTGCTTGATCGTAATCAGCAAGAGCCATCATGTAGTCTAAGGTTTGTAAGGTATGCTTATGAGAATCCTTAGCATCAGATAGACTTTCAAACAAAGCTTTTAAGTCTGGGTCTGCATTAACTAGTTGGATAATAGAAGTGTTGTTGATACCTTCGATACCTCGGATACCTTGGGCAGTTAAAGTAACTTTACTAAACCCAGATACACTTTCTTGAGGGTTAAGGTCACCAACTAGTTTAAGTAATTTATTACCTAAGCTAACTACAGCTCCGTATCTTGCAGACCTACGTACCATATTATCACGAGCTATCTTTATCTGAGTTTCAGGTACAAAGTCACCACCGTTAAAGAACATAGCTGAGAAACCCCTTAGCAATGCACGTTCTTGAGTAGAGTTACTTCCCGGTTTAATCTGGTACTTAACCCCTGAACCTACAATACCACGCATAAGATGGTTGTTCATGTAGCTGTTGTTCTGTATGACGTTGAATCGTGTAGTACCTGATTGGATATTAAAGGTATGATAGAAAGGTTTACCTGTGTACTTAGAGGCCATCATGCCTACTTCTAAGTTCTTATTAGCGTTGCTATAAAACTCAGGCTTAAGTCTAGAGCCAACAACCTGAGGGTTGCGTGAGCTAGCATCAGCTACAAGATCAGGGTTAGCCCCAACCTCATTAAGAAAGTCCTTAGGTCTCGTAAAAGTAATCCTAACTTCTTCTACCTTTTCCCTTTGCATCTTTAAATCAAAGATACGTTTAGTATTTTTATCCTTACTAGCAGGGTTTGTTACAATCATATCCTCTAGCTCTTCGATCATAATATCTATACGTTCAATCTTAGCAGCTTGTTTAGAAGCAATAGAAAGTATCTTATCAATCCTTTGACTACCCATGTCTACTATGTTATGAGTAAAGTTGTTACCGCCTCTAACTGGGTCAGTGGCAAGAGCAGCGGATAGCAAGGACATTCCAAGCGTACCCCTTCTGCTGTCGATAACATTAGCTACTTGAGCAGAGTTAACCTTAGCTTCATTGACAGTCTTTACATCTTTGTTAGGGTTAGAGCCAGACCTACTGCGCACCAGCTGACCTTCATTAGTATACTCACCTGATTCAGGCTTAATAAATAAGAAGTTTTTCTTTGGGTCTGGTAGGGTGTACCTTTGAACTTCGTCCTGAAGAATCTTACGGCCCATAGGAGTCAAGTGATACTGAGCTTCACCTCCAGCGCCTGTGGCTAAATCCTTAAACACCATACCGTTAGAGATAGCAGCATACTGTGCCATCATAACCTTACCAATCATCTCAAAGGTTTCAGGGGTAGTGTTACGGAAGTCTTCTACATACGAGTCAGTGTCTTCCCCCTTACGCTGAGATAAAGATCGTCTTAAGTTTTGGAACATATCTCTACCAAGACGAGCCATACTTACTTCACTCTTACCTTCAGCTGTTGGATCAAACGCCACTTCAGCTATACCTGCAACCTGTGTATCTCCTTGAGACCTTACAGCATCCTGCTCAAGCAAGAAGTTCTCTGTAATCATAGACATCAAAGGGACCATAGTAGGTTCAACTATGTATGGTTGTTGGTTGGTCAGGGTGTCAGGGCTGTTAAGGTAACCCTCGGGGGTAAGGCTTACTTCCTCTGATACAAACATTGGGTTAGGTACAGAAAGCCCGCCTAATAGTTTACTGGATGTAAAGATAGAAGCTGGTGATAAGACTAAGCTTTCACCCTTCTTACCAGTCATCATTGGTTTATCTTCTGAAGCTTCCACTTTTCTTTTACTAAGAGACTCTAGCTCTGTTTCAAACTCAGGAGTTCCTATGGCAGAGGGGACACTAGGTGTGTCTCTGACTGGAAAGTTAATCATATCCCTGCCAGCAGCAGCTTGAGTATAGCCATCAAGTCGGCTGTAAGTTACTTCGCCTACAGCTTCACGAAGGCCAGACAAGTCAGACGCAACCCCTAAGTGCTCCTGCATACTAGGTGTTCTCTCTGACTCTCTTTGTAATCGCTCTAAGTTATCTACTGGTTGAGCATTAGGATCAGTAAAAGCTTCAGGGCCTGTGGCCGCTTGTACAGTCGCATAAGCAGACTCAAGGCTTCCCGGGATAATACTACCAGCTTCTTCTTCTAATGCGTAGGAAGCAGCTAATGCTGTCTCCATTTGATCTGATGCACTCAAAGTTTCTACTGGCGTATCTACAGATGCACCCTCAAGTACAGGGCCATCAATGTAACCTCCCTCTATGAGTAAACGTTCTTGCTCTTCAGGGCTTAAGGTTGGGGCTTCCTGCCCCTGTGCTTCATCCTGTGATACTTGAGTGTCCCTAGCCAACTGCTCTGCTAGGTCTAATCGTTTAGCTTTAGCCTCAGCTTCAGACTCAAACCCCTGTCCTACTAGTGTTGGGTTAATAGCCATTAATAATCATCTCCTGTTATCCATTGTGCTTCTACCATATTATTGTAGACGTGATGTTTAAAGGGAGCAAAGACTGGTACCAGACCTACGCCTGACTTTACCGTAGCCCTTGAGTCTCCTTCAATTACACCATGCACGAGTTTATATACGTTCTCGAAGATACCGGAAGCCGGAGCTTCACCTGTACCGAAGTTCCATACAGCTTCACCGATGGTCCTACTTCTGTCTTCGTATAGTGGGAATAGTAAGTTGTTACTTAGTACTCTTTCAGTTGTTCCTAAGATACCTGAAGAGTATAAAGCTCTTAAGTACTTTTCATTATCCTCTAAATACGGAGATGACTCACCGAACTTTATAAGGTCTTTAAGGTGTTGAGCTGCATAGCCAAGCATTAGCATAGACATGAGCGTTGCAAAGGTAGAGTATCTAAACCCTGGAGTAGAGTTCTTGATTGAATCCCACATCCTTGGTATATGATGTGCAGTAAACTTAGATGTAAAGCCTTGGAACTGTGTGAACATAGCTAGGTGTGGGTCACTGTAGAACAGAGGTCTACCCATAGCATCTGGCAAAGGCACAGCTTCATTGATAAAGTTAAACAAACCATTATCAAACTGTCTTTCCCAAGCTGCCATAGTCTCTGGGCTAGTGTCCCCATTAGTAATCCTTAGTGATAAGTCTAACATTTTATCAACAGGGATACCCATCTTCTCTAGGTGTCTACGGGACTCTCTGACTTCATTAGTATCCACAGTACCCTGATTAATTATGTCAAGGTTTCTGATTAAGAAGTCATTAAAGAAAGAAGCTCTGACTGTACGTGTAGCATTAGTAATAGCATTCAAACCAATAACCTTAAAGAACGAGTCCATAAGAGATCGAGTCATCTTGTTAGTTTCAGATACACCTACTAGCTGAGCCTGACCAGTCCTTGCAGGACCAAAGCCTACTCTTCTATTCAAACCACTAGGGTCGTCATACTGTACATAACGTGGGTCTCTAGCTGCTTCCTGTTCACGAGACTTAATCTTAGTTTCAAAGTTACTACGTTGAGGGACTACTCTTGTAAGTCTACCAACTTCAGCAAAGTACTCAAACATCTCACGACCAAGGATAAGACCTAACGAACCTACGTTCTTATTAAGAGTCTTTATGTCAACACCTAGTGGTGTTAATGCAAACTCAACAAGAGACATTGGAGCTGCTAGCCCTAGCATAGTTAAGGTAGCTGTTAAGGTTATAGCTTTCTGTGTACCTCTAAGTGCATCACTTTCGATACGCTTATAGTTACCAGAGTCAGCGTTAATAAGATCTCTAACACCCTTGGCAAGATCAGAAGCAGTTGCATTAGCCTCAGCTTCCCTTTCTGAACCTGCTTCAGCACCCTTGCTAAGTTCTGCATAAACCTTTTCCATCATAGATGTAAGAAGTTTACTATCAGAACCTACGAACTTAGTCATAGTCATGTAACGAGATGCAGACTTCATGGCATTCTCAGTGTTCTCAAAGAGATTCTGCTCAAAGAACTCATCAAACTTAACGTTATCTGATATGTCTAAGGTTCTACGCTTGTGAGTCTTAGGGACTAGTCCACCTTTAGTTAAGTCAAAAGCTTCGTCTAAGGTATGTATCTCAGCATTATCTAACAAAGAGTTAGTTATCTCAGATGCAAACTCAATAGACAACCCTTTCTCTGAAACAAGAAGTTGTATAAACTTATCTTTGTTCTTAGAGATAGCACTCTTAAGGAACCCTTTACTTCTAAAGATGTGATCCTGAAGATCACCAATAGTGTACGGCTCCCCTGCTTGACGTTGCCTAGCAGTCACACCTTCGTACATAGATCTATCTACAGAGTAAAACTCTTGTAGTAGTTCTTTAATCTGACTTGAGTTCTCTTGGAACTTAGGGTTAGCTAAGTTATCCCAATCAATAGCAGCAACTATTTGATCAGCTGTCATCCAAGTTGCATTAGTATCTTCGTTAGCTGTTATAGGTTTAACATGTGTGTTAAAGAAGCTATACATTAAGGTAGATAGTTCCTTGCGCATAGCACCAGAACCTTTTGCTTCTAACTTAAACTTAGAATATAGATTTTCAACAGGTGTAAGCAAAGATTCAAAAGTTCTAAAGTTACCTACCTTATCACTATGGAAATCAACACCACCATGTACCTTCTTATCCCTACCGCCCATCATGTCATACAGTTTTCTAAGAGTAGGGCTACGATCTAAGATGTCTTTGGTAAACAAAGTATCTCTTGCATCCCTTAGTAGAAAGCCTGCATCTTTAAGGCCATCACCAAGGTTCTCGGTAACAGTTTTCCCGTCACTTTGTACTTGCCCTGCGTCAGCTCTCTCTGTAAAAGAAAGACCTTCACCCTCTGGTTTAATCTTACCCTCTGGTGCTTCAGTTTCAGTAGCCTCAGGGGCCTTAGAGGCCTTAGAGTCTTCCCATTCTTGTCGAATAACTTCGTCTAAGTCTGCAACTCTACCATTAGCATCTCTGGCTTCTGCCTTGTAGCCTTCAGTGGCATCATCAAACATGCCATCATACTTAGCCATAGCAACAGATGCATCTTTCCATTGACCTGCTTCCCATACACCACCGGGTGTAGCAAAAGCAGAACCCATCATGCCTCCAGCAATAAGGGCATTAGTCATTCTATGCTGTAGCTCATCAAAGTCCCAAGTCTTTTCAGACCCAAGGACTGCTGCAGTGTACTGTGTAAGTTCCTGAAGCATCTCAGTGCTGCCCTCAAAGGCTGCACCAGTAGTCAGTCTACCAGCAAGTCGTTTAACTAAGGCACCTTTCTGTAACTGTGTGTTAGCAAACTTAGCTGCATCGTCTGCATAGCTAGATATCTGCCTCTTAGTCATAGAAGCTAGTGCAACAGTAGCCTGTTCTTTACTAAGACCTCTGGCAGTAGCCGCAGCTTGTTGTTCTACAGGCAGTAAGGCAGCAGCTCTGGCTCTTTGAGGCCCTTGGGCTCTCATAACCATACGAACAGCTTCCTCTTTACCCTCTTTAGTGATAAACTGTGAAGGTCTAATGATACCCATAGCACCTTTGATACCAAATACGTCCAGTGCAGCAGCAATAGCGCCACCAGCGATAGCAATACCATAGCTTTTGTCGTCTTGCTCACCTTCCATCTCGTCTAGTATCATACCTGAGTACATAGCTACGGGTATAGTAAGACTACCACCCATAGTTACCCCAGCAGATGCAATAGATGCAACAGTAACACCCATAAACGGCAGAGAAGTTGCTAAGTTGTTACCAAGAAACTCTCCAACCTGTCCAATATCAGTAAAGTCTACGTCTCTGTAGTCTAAACGGACCCCAGGGGACTCTGCTAGCTGACTCTTAGAGTATGCAATGCCACCTAACAGGTAAGCTTCAGCATCATCGTAGCCTAGTATATCAGAACCCATGACAGCTACCTGTTTAAAGGAGTTACCTACCATAGTTACTGCAGAATCCCATGACTGGGACATAGGGTGTATAGCTCTACCTTCCATATCGGATGCGTAGTTACGAAGAACTACACCAGAGAACAGTTCAGGGGCTCTAGCATACTCTCTTTCGTTGAGAGCTAGCTTCTTAGCTACATACTCACCACCTGAGTTCTCAAGACCTGAAGCTCTGATGATAGCAGCTGCTCTCTCTACCGTAGACAGTTTAGTGTCGGGGTCTTTACCTGCTCTAGCCGCTAGGCCATACAGGTAACGAGAGTAATCTTCATCACTCATCATCATGTCAGTCTTGCCAATAAACTTAGGCTTAGCTATACCAGATGATACTAAGAAGTTTTGAAAAGAGTTACCATCTTTGTCAACTAAGTCACCGATCTTTCGGCCATACCCAGCTTTCTTGTCGGTAGTCTTAGCGTTAGTGAATCCATACTCGTTTGCAAGACTAGCTACGTATTGTTTAGTAACTTGACCAGAGGCTTCACCCATCTGATACCCGCTTTGTCTAAGGAACTTCTCAACTTCCGCTAAGTCTATCCCTTCGAATCGGTAGCTTTGACCAGTCTCTTTATCACGGAAAGTATCACCATCAACCAGCTTGTATCCTGAGGTACCGATGTCATAGTCGGCTTTGGAAAAGGCAGTCTCAGGTGCTGCTCTCCTCTTTTCTGAGTGAGCAGCTACAGCGTCTGATACTTTCTTCATTCGTCTGTGTACGCCACTATCAGTTTCTAATGAGTTGCGGTAATCTTTGTTATCAAGAAACTCTAAGGATGCTTGATTGTAGTTACCTTCATTAAGTAGTTTTATAAAATTGGGAGAATGTCCTAAGTCACCTCGGTACTCAGCTTGTATAAGCTCAGCCTGAAGTTCCTTTGGGTATGTCCCAAGATTAGGTATTCTTGATTGTGCTCTATCTACGTGGTGCTGGTATGCGGCTTCAAAGCCCTTCTCAATCCACTCACCTGTCTGACCTACACCTTGGGTAGTGATACCTTTAGTGTCGGTGTAAGGGGTAGCAACGTACCCCTCCTCTTCCACAACTCTCTGCTCAGCATACGTAAGAGGACGACCAATGTTCGCCTCTACTTGTGCTATAGCGTCTGATCCGTGGTAGACTTCCTTGTCCACCTTCATATCAACTGTAGGATTTAAGTCAGAACTTACATCGTCTATGTAGCCTTGCTCTATTAATTGCTCTTGTGTTAACTTAGTGTCGTCGTTCATTCCGACTATCTCCTATGTTTAATAATTTATTTAACTTACAGTTTTGGAACTATATCTTTTAATGAACCAGCATTAAACTTGCTAGATGTATTGCCTAGTGACATTACCCAAAGAAGTTGAGGTGATGCTGCTTCCTCATTACCTTTCTTAACAGAAGCGTCTGAGGCACCTAACCAGTGCTTTGTAAACTCAGTACCTTGAGCTGCTTCCTGTTCATTATAAAGTCTTTCTAAGTTAGACCACATAGCCGTTTTATTAATACGATTAGGGTCCATCTTATTATAATCAGCAAAAGCTGACTTTAAGTTTTTAACTTTATTAGAAGCTTTACTAAAGACATTAATTCCAGTTTTATCTGTAGCGCCTTTAAGCTTAGGTATTGCTAAGAAACCATCAGATATTCTGTTTCGAGAATCTGATTTAATCTGTTGCATCTCTAAGAAACCTGCAAGTTGTTTAGAGCCTGCACTGCTTCTTCCATCAGCAATAGCAATAGCGTACTGCTCTATACCATTGTTCAACGCTAGTCTCATTTCAGGGGTATCGTAGTTAGTGTTAGCCGGTAACATGCTTGTAAACAAAGTAACACCGCCTTCAAGCTGTGAGGTAGTTAAGCTACCCTTTATACGAGCGTCAAGGGCCTTTTCGTCTTTACTTTCAAGACCTCTTCTTTGAGCAGCGTTGCTGACTACGCTATCAATAGTGTTACTAAGGTTATCGGACACATACGAAGTTAATTCTTTTTGTATGTCTTGAGGAGTGTCACCCTTACCTAAAATATACTGACCATCAGTCATCTGCCTTAAAGCCGCAACAAGTACTACACGGTTCTCTGGGGTTAACCCAAAGGCTTCTGGGTTGTCAAGTGAAATAAGCTGACCGTTCTTAGAGAAAGAACCCGTAAGGTTTCTTTGATTTACGGTGTCGTATATCTCAGCAGTCTTAGAGAAATCAATTGACTGATCATCCATTAGTTTCTTCCGTGCAGCTATAACTTCCTTACCGTATATCTTTTCTAATTCAAAGTCTTGTTTCTTCTGAGCAGCTTCTTGCTTCCACTCATTCTCAAGGACTTGACCAGCAAAGGTTACACCATCGTAGCCTACAGCTCTTGAAGCTATGTAAGCAAAGAGAGTCCTACGGACCTTAGGGTCATCAAGCTGTTCTTTAAAGAAACCAGAGACACCGTTCCACACACGCTTAAGGAATGACTCCTCAGGTTCATCATCTTCCTTTTCACCAAGGCTTTCGATAACCTTATCAGCATCCTTCTTAAGAGTAGGTTCAATTGTTTTAACAACTGTTTCAGCTTCTTTAACTGTAATCTCTTTCTCAGCCTCAGCGTTAGCAGCCTCTTGCTCTACTAAATCCTCTTCACCGTCTTGATAGAAAGGGGAAAGGTTATTAGCAATCCTTTTCTCAGCATGTGCTTTAGCTTTGTCTATAATAGACTGAGGTGGCAACGAGCCTT